GCAGGAAGAACATCTTTTATTTTACTATCAAAATATGAAGCATTGATATAACTATTTGTATCTGATAGATAACTTATGTCATCATCTATATACTTATCAACATTGAACTTCTCTGTAAAAACTATATCACTATCGCAGTAGAATACAGCTTTATCCTTCATTTCAGGATGGTCTCTAAAATATCTCATTAGAACATAAGGCCTAATGATTGGTATATAGATACCTAGAAGTTTACTTACTTTATCTACATCTTTATAGAAAACAAATTCTGTTTCTGGATATAGATTAATTATCTTTTCCCATCTAGTATTCTTTTCTCTGAAGTCTGGGATGTATATTAATACAGTGGCTTTATCTGAGTGTCCAAGTTTTTTTAAACTTTCAAGCCATAAATGTACCTGCCATGTGTAATAGGTGTCATCTGGTTGGGCACAAAGAAATCTAAGTTCTTTCTTCATATATGTAGTTGGTTTTACTTACACTCTTAATTAGAGAGTGGTAGTGGTTGTTGTTGTAGGTGCTGCAGTTGTAGTTGTTGTGGTAGTAAGATTAGCTGTCACTTTAATAAGCTGTTCTAATTGTTTACTGATTTGCCACAACAAATTACTCTTTGTACTCCAACCTATTTGTCTTGATGGTATAGCCATGATATTATTTTATTTTAATTCCAAACTTGGATATATCCTAAGTAAGAAGTAAATGAATTATTAGTTGCACTTCCAAGTAAAACTTTAAAATCGCCTCCAGTAAATCCAGATATATTAACTGGTGTAGATGGATCACTAATTGGCTGTCTTCTAAAATCTCCTGTTTGGTCACACCATCCAACAGAATAACAAACAATTGCAAATCCATTAGTTATTGTAATTTCACCAAATATTTCACAAGGTTTGTTACTAGAAAAATCTAAAATATTAGTAGATGTAGCAATAACAGATGTTCCAAATGTTGTTGTAATTACAGCAGATGTATTAGGAGTAACTACAGTTCCCCATTTTCCAGTAACTCTAAAATGAATAGTTTTAGAAACATAGTTTACACTATCAGTAAAAAATTGTGTTGGAAAATTACGAGATCCAAAGTTAGAACTACCACTCATAAGATCTGCTTCAGTTCCCACTGAATAATTAATTACGTTTGATCTTGAGTATAACGTTCTCATTGCAACACCACCTAAGGTGTCTACATTACCTCCTGTAGAATTTATTGATCCAGCTGGACCTTGAGGACCTTGAGGACCTTGAGGACCAACTGTTCCACCACTGTTATATGTAACGCTTGTCAAACTCTCCATTTGCTTAGAGATTTGCCACAACAGATTTTCTTCTGTTCCCCAGCCTATTTGTCTATTTGGTATACTCATTATACAAAAATATGATGTTTATTGTAACAATTAATGCTTTACAATAATTTAGTATAACTAAACTAGTTATAAAATAATAATCAAATTAGTTATCTTCCTTGACCTCTATATTTAGAGCTAGGAGATGAATGTTTATTGGTAGTTTTAGAATGTTTTCCTATACGTCTTTTACCAAAAGTCACTTTACCTTTATCCTTTATTATATTTGCTTTCTTTGCCATTGGTTGGTTTATTTATAAGGAATATATTTTGTATCACCATTCTTTTTAATGGCTTTTAAGATTTGCTTACGCTGTTTACCATTAGCCTTATAACTAACGTGTACCCATGAAGGATTAATATCATCACCAAATTCCCAAATAAGCTGATCAAAATTTAAATTATCTTTTATGTATTTAAAGATTTCACTATTCTTAATTGCTGTTCCATCCATGTCAATATCAAAAGCTTCACCTAAACAATGTTGACTAGTTAATGATGTACCAGGAACAAGTCTATTTAACTTCTCACTTCTATATCCTGAACTTATATGTATTGGAACTTTAAAATGTTCTCTAATTGGTTGAAAGATATTAGTTGCTAGTATTTTTAAGCTTTCTAAATGTTTTTCTGTTGGCATATTATCTATACCACTTCTTTTAGCAGATTCACTTCTAGTCACTTCTGACAAATCTAAATTCTCTGATAGTTTCATTTCTTAAATATCTTTTCAGCTGAGGTTAATCCTAAACATCCAAAAGCCAATAAGGCTACTGATTCTACTAATATTGTTGATGGTGCAGTGTGCTCTTCACTAAAGGAATTATGGTACATTGTAACGCATAACGCTATTACACATAACAATCCACATAAACGCTTCATGCTTAGACTTCCACTTTCATCACAAAAAAACTGTTTCATATTATTTAATTTTAAAGTCCTTATTAATACCTATAGAGTATGATGCAAATGTATCTCCAAAAGCACTCTGAGCACCATAACTTAAAACAAATGAATATTCTTTTTTTAATGGTATTGTATAATTGAAATCATATTCCATCGTAATATCTTTATGATAGTAAAAATATCCAATAGCTGCACTTACACTAAACCTTTCATAAATAGGAAAGGTGGCCATAGCTTCTTGATAAAAATCCTTTCTGTCAAATGTCCACCAACCACTATTAATTCCCACTGCTGTATTCCCAAAATACTTTCCCACTTCAATAGTTCCACCTAATAAGTTTTTAGTGTCCTGAAGCTTAGTATCAAAAGCCACATTAGGAGCAGCCATTATATAATACTGAGCCTTTGATTCTAAAGCAATAAAAAATAATAAAATAAATATTAATCTCATTTCTGTTTAACTGCCACTTTTCTTACTGCCACCTTTTTAACTGCCACTTTTCTTAGTGGTTTCTTTGGTAAAGCAGGTTTCTTAAACATATCATAAACAATAGAACCTAACAGAGTAATAGCAAGTGCAATTGCTCCTATTATAAAACTAGAAAACTTATCAAGAAGAGAAATCATTTCTTTGGTTTCTCTTGCTCCAATTTTAGTTTGTATATCTATTAATTCATTTACATATTTTAATACAGGATAGATTTTTGCATCCATTTCTTTAGCTTCATCGTCTGTAATAATTTCATCTAAAGTAATTTTTACAAAGAATTCATCTGCTATCTCAATATACATTTCAGCTTTTTGGCTTATTTCTTTTTCTTCTGGAGTTTGATATGTATTTAAATAAGCAGCCCACATTGTATCTGTTATTTCTTTTTCTTTTTGAATAGAAATTAAATCAATCTTACCACCCTTTATTACTTTAATTTGATCTTGTATAGTTGATCCATAATAATCAAACTTCCTACTTAGGTAAGGTTGTGGAACTAATCTATCTTCATAAATACTTGTAGCACTTTGCTTTATAGTATGTTCTACATATTTACCAAATCCTGCAATAGCTAAAATTATAGCAGTTAATATAATGAGTAATATATTTTTCATTTCCTTCTTCTTGTTGGTTTAGGTTGCTCTTTTTTTATAAAAGACATTGGGTCAGCAGCAAACTGTCCACTTAGTTTTAGCACTCCATTTATAATCTCAGGACTGTTTAACCCAACCAGTCCATAAGTAATAGCTTTATACATTGAACTAATCTCAAATTGCTCCATCACAAACCATGCAATCAAAGATGCTATCATTGCACTTATCATCTTTTTTGTTACATCTATTCCTGATTGATTCTCACTTGTTGTAACAAGTCGAGCAACCATTCCAGCTGCACCAATGAGTAAAACTACCCACCCCCCCTCTAAAAAATTTTTTATAAAATTTTCCAATTTTATCTTGCTTAAACTTTATAATTTCAATGAATACCCTACTGAATATCCTGACATTCCATATCCAATATTAAATAAGCCTTTCTTACGTGTCTTTAAACTTATAATGAAGTTATGATTCACTTGTGCGTAATCTGTGCTTATATCGCTTCTTATTCCTAAATACAAAGCAGCTTTAGGTTTGGCTTCTATATTATTAGTGATTGTTATCGTTTTTTCTTGTACTTGTGCTTTAAATGATCTCCCAATGATTTTATTTTGGCTGATGGTATCTTTGATAACGTAAAGGTTATTTTCTTGCTTAATAGAGTCTGTATATTCTTTAACTTGGTTATAATCTTTAACAATATAGGCTGTATCATGTTTTTCTTTATAAATATTAGTGAAAATGGTATCTAAAACTTTAAAAGGTATGTTGTCTCCTTTAGTATATTTAGTTAAAGTTTTAGTAGTGACTATTGTATCTATTTTAGTTTTAGTGACAGTTGTTGTTTTTGGAATTCTAAATTCAAACAAAAACAAAGACAATAAAATTAAAATAAATATTATTCCATTCTTAATCATTTTATTTTATTAGTTGCTTTAATGTAATACCTAATGGCAAAAAATCCACTTATTATAGCTACCAGAGAAGCTATTAAAGTTACCATTGGTTGTATATCAGCAATACTTAGCATTGCACCTGATACACTTACGAGAGTCGCAAAATCAGCGTTAGTATTTGTCATCTTTTAATTTGGGGAATTTAATTTTATGTGTAGAAAGGCAATCTACACTATGAGTAACAAAGCTAAGTATTAGTTTTGAGAATTGCAAATGTTTTTTTACATTTGATGAATAAAACCAATGATTATGCCTTACAGTTTTACATATTTCAAACCAGAAGTTAAAGAATGGTTTATTTCTAATGTACCCATCTCATACAGAGTGTTAGATGTAGGCCCTGGAATAGGTACATACTCAGATATTTTACGTTCATCAGGATATAAATTAGATGCTATTGAAATCTTTGAGCCTTATATTGAGAAATACAATCTTAAAGAAAAATATGACAATGTTTATATTGGTGATATTACATTATTCAATATTGATGACTATGATTTTATTATACTTGGAGATGTATTAGAACATCTAAAGGTGGATGATGCTGTAAACTTGATCAATTCAATTATTAATAGTGGTAAGGAATGTTTAGTAGCTGTACCATATAAAATGGAACAAGGAGAACATGAGGGTAATATATACGAAACTCATCATCAACCAGATCTAACAATAGATGTGATGAAAGAGAGATATAGTAAATTAGAATGTATATATAACAATGAATATTATGGATATTATACGTATATAAATATAAAATTTGAAAAAGCATATGTATTATATGCAAATGCATCTTATTTTGACACAGTGCTATCATGTGTAAAATCTATAAAGACATTTAGTGATGTTCCTGTTATAGTATATATGCTTAATTCTAAGCTAAAGATTGATGGAGCTCTTACAATAAATTGGGAATGTGACGTAGATATCATTCATAAACAGAAATATATAGATAGAACGAATGATAAAGTGTACAAACTGTTGATACAACGTCCACTTATTGTTAAAGATGCTCTAATGAACCATGCCAAATCTGTTGCTTATATAGATGCAGATAGTGTAGCTACAAAATATGTAGACAATATATTTACAATGTTTGATAATAAATCTGTTCATCCATATTTTGTAGAAGGTATGTATGAATATTTATTAATTAATGGTAAAGGAGGAGCAATAAATAAGAATGATCTATCTACAACACTAGAACATCCAGCATGTGAGTTATTTAATGTTAACCAATATGTAAGACAGAAATATAGGCAAACTGGTTATTTTGTATCTGGACAGAATTGTATAGAGTTTTTAGATGAGTGGTATAACATGTGCATTCATCCAGAAGTGTTAGCCCACCATACGCATTATGCTCCCTATCATGAAGAAACTATAGTTAATGTTTTATTATGGAAGAAGAATATACATATAGGTCTTCCTTACATATATATTAATGGATCATATGATACTATCAATGAAGTGTATGACACTATTGGGTTTAATGGTAAAGATAATACTGTTAGAGAATGGGTGAAGATTCCTAAGACTAAATCAAATTTATTATTCTTTCATGGAGAAAAAGATTCTGTAATAATGAATAAAATGATAGCTAAACTAAATAGTAAATTAAAAATATTGTTTTTAGCACCCCATTTATCTACAGGAGGAATGCCAGCATTCTTATTAAAAAGAATAGAGGCTTTGAAAAGCAATAATGATGTAGAAATATTTGTTGTAGAGTATCAATGCTATAGTATTGATTATGTTGTACAAAGAAATCAAATAATGAACATTGTTAATCCAAACTTTCGTACACTATGGGAGAATAAAATGGAACTGTTTGATGTTATAAATGATTGGAAACCTGATGTTATCCACATAGATGAAATGTCTGAGAGACTGGATAGAGAGATGGTTACTAAGTTATATTCAAATAAAAGAAGTTATAGAATAGTTGAAACTTGTCATGATGTATCATTCAATCCAAATGATAAAATGTTTCATCCAGATGCATATGCTTTCTGTACACCTCATCACTTAAAGACATTTAATAACACCATTTCTTATAAACAAGTGATTGAGTTTCCAATAGAGGATTTGAAGAAT